GCCGCATTAGAACTGCCTGTAGTATTACTTTGAAGCGCCGCTAAGAAACCATTTTGCTGACCAAAGGCACTGTTGTAATTACCTGTGGTATTACTTAAAGCAGCATTTACTCCAAAAGCGTCTATATGTCCTGATGTGTTGCTAAAAGCAGCGTTAGCACCTACCGCAGTATTACCTGTTGTTGTATTTTCAAGTAAAGCATTTGTGCCAATAGCTGTTAAATTATTACCATCAATGTTTTCACCTAAAGAATTTCTACCCACAGAAGTATTTGATGTGCCTGTGGTATTAGCGTCCATAGACTGATACCCCACAGCAGTGTTGTTGTTGGCGGTGGTGTTGTTGGCTAAAGAACCAACTCCTATAGCAGTATTTGATGATCCTGTACTATTCATCCTTAAAGCAGCAAGTGTAGAACCATCCCAACCACCAACAGCTACGTTAGATGTTCCTGTAGTGTTATCGCCTAACGCAAACGCCCCAAAAGCATCTATCGTACCCGTAGTGTTATCTTCTCCTGCTTTATGACCAACAGCTACGTTGTAGGATGCGGTGGTGTTTGAGACTAATGCCGACCTACCAAGACCAACATTGTAGCTGCCAGTAGTATTGACGTTTAAGGCACCTAATCCAGCGGCTAAGTTTTCTGCACCTGTTGTGTTTGCCTCCAACGAAGCTGCACCTAACGCTGTGTTATACTGGCCTGTAGTATTATTTCTTAAAGCTCGTCTACCAATAGCCGTATGAAAGTCACCCGTAGTGTTAGCATAAGCAGCCTCATACCCCACTGCGGTGTTGTTAGATGCGGTGGTGTTTTGGAGCAAAGCATCATAACCTATGCCAACATTATTAGAGCCAGAAGAATGATTATAGCCAGCTCTATGGCCCATTAAAACGTTATCGCTACCTGTCGTGCCGTTGTAAAAAGCATCCATGCCAACAATAACGTTATCATTACCTGTTGTGCTGCTATAGCTTGCCCGATACCCAACGGCCGTGTTGTTGCTTGCGGTGGTGTTGTTTTCTAAAGCAGACGTTCCAATCCCAGTGTTATTACTACCTGTTGTAGTATCACCTAATGCAGCAAACCCTAAAGCTGTGTTTGAGCCACCAGATGTATTATTAGTTAAAGAAAAAGAACCGATTGCTGTATTAGAGTTTCCTGTTAATGAAGCATCTAATGCACCATCTCCAAACGCTAAGTTGTTTGTACCAACAGGATAATTCCCATCCAGCTTAATCGTGCCGCCATTGAAGTCGATGTTACCTGTAGCGGTGATGCCGTTGTCTTTTAGGAGTACACCATCAACTGTGACGCCTGCAGTGGATGTTTTTTCTGCGATTGTGTCAGTGACAAGTGAGCCACTTACAGTAGTGTTGCCAGAAGAAGCTACAGTGGTGAACGAGCCTGCAGCGGCTGTGGTGCCGCCAATTACGACGTTATCCGCCGTACCCCCATTTATATCCGCAGTAGTTAGAACCGCAGACGCTACCGTAACTACACCTGTGCTATCTGCAATAGTAGCTGCGGCAGTTCCATCATTGGCCTTTATGTTCGTGGCTTGTACTGTAGGCGTTGTAACAGATGTTGTAACAGTAACCGCAGCGGGTAGTCCAACGGTAAGAGTTTGTCCTGACGCAGAGGTTTCGATCTCGTTAGACGTGCCTGCAATAGTGAATGTTTGGCTATCTAGGTCAACAGAGCCTGTACCGCTACCTCCAGCAAAATCTAAATCTTGTGCTGTTACTTGACTATCTACATAGGCTTTAATTGACTGCTGTGTAGCCAAAGATGTAGCACTGTCAGAGGCCATATTATCCTCGTCAAGGACCGCTGTAACTGTTGTGCTAGTACCCAACTGCAGAGATGTGGTATGTGTGAGCGCCTCAACGACATTTGTACCGTCACAGAACAAAAACGTAGTGCGTCCGTTAGGGACAAGTATGCCCGTGCCACCAGAAGTTTTTACGGTAATATTCTGTCCAGCCGCGTTCTTTACAATGTAGATTTTAGATGCCGTAGGACATACAACTGTACCTGCACCAGACAACGCTGTACCCGTATCGGTAAGCTCCAACATAGCACAACGTGATTCTGAGGTCGTACCGTTAGCGCTAGTGAGCGTGTGTGAGTTTGTGGTCCACGTATTAATAACCGCACGGCCCGCGATAGCCTGTTCAACCATCGACGTGATGTTGTCGTTAACCACGTCACCCCATGTGCCACTAAGTTCACCCTGAACTGGCAGAGCAAGTTTAAGTATCGGTGAGTATTGCGTTGTCATGTTTCAGTCCTCATGCGGCTATATCTTGCCAGTTTGGAGTTTGTGTTTCAGATACGGTCCCCCATGAAGGAGATTGAGAAGCGTTTACATCACCCCAACTCGGAGATTGCGTATTAGACGGAGCACCCCAACTGGGGGATTGTGTAGTCGTTATACCTTGCCAGTTAGGTGTTTGGTTATCGTCAACCTCACCCCATACGTTGACGAAACCGATAATTCCCGTAGCTGCAAGCCCTGTAACAGATATATCTACGTTAGCTGATACGACTACAGTACCAAGTTCTGCGTTCCCTTGCAATCCCGTAACTGAAACTACAATTCCAAGCCCGATAAATACATCACCTATTTCGCCATCAGCTTCCACGCCTGTGGGTGACACGTTAGCTGTACCAGTCATGGTAACAGTGCCTACAGCGCCATCGGCTTCTACGCCCGTAACGGGTACATTAGCTTCAGCGTCTACTGTGGCTGTACCGATTTCACCATCGGCCTCTACACCTGTTGGGAAGATATTCGCCGTTCCGGTCATAGTGACAGTGCCTATAGCGCCATCGGCTTCTACTCCGGTTACTGGTATCTCTGCAGCGGCGGTAACCGTTACTGTGCCTATTGAGCCTACTGCGCGAACCGCTTGGACAAGGACATCCGCTTCAGCGTCGATGCCTACAACGTTTACGTGTCCATCGGCTTCAACACCTGTAACAGCAACGACTGCCTCTGCGTCAACAGTGACAGACCCAATAGCGCCTTTTGCGGCTACGCCATCAACGTAGACAATAGTTAGATCAGTGCCCCAAGCCGTTTGACCCCAAGCACCTGATCCCCAACCTATATATTCTACTGAAGACGGCATCTAGCCACCTTACGGAGTAGCGATACGTACAATAGCGTTTGTAGCGTCCGCTGTGGGGAACTGAACTTGAAAGTCACCCGCTGTAGAAGTTTTATCCGCGCCAAAATCAAGAACAGCAACAGCAGGATTACTGCCGCCAACCTTATAGATTAGTGCGCCCCGAGCTGTAATTGTAGCGTCAGTCCATGTTGTATCCGCAAAATCCAAGAACGCTGTAGTGCCCGATGATGCAGGATTAGCAGAGATAGTAAGTGTATTACCCCCTGCAGTGTATCCTGTACCTGATACCTCGTTCGTCGTTGCATACGCTGTTGTAGCTGCACCTAATGTAGCTGAACTTGTATATAAAGCGATCTTAAAAGTTTGTGATGTGTTACTGCTAAAATCCATCTCGCCGTCTAATAGAGCGACTTTGAAGGATGTGCACATTGCCTGTGTAATTGCCATTTCTGTCTCCTTAACTTACTGGCACTCGGAATTGCCCCGAGCGATACGCGTCTTCACGTAGTTTGCCGTCACCCAAAGTTTTAAGTAACGCGATAGCTTGCAAGTACATCTTCTCATACATTGCAACAATATCTGGTTCACCCTTCATAAAGCGTATAGCTTCAATCAAAGCTCCGTTTAGTAGCGCAGAGTCAAACTCTTCACCAAGCCATGTAGTGCCCGCAGTAACAATAGATTGCGGGTAGTATCCGTAGTGCAACTCCATGGCATATGAGCTGTTTGGGGTGGGTCCAAGGATAATTGTGTCATCATCGAAGTAGGCGTAATGTTTTGGTAACCCCGTTGATGTTGGGTTGGGGTACGCTTCTCGCATAAAGTTTACGTCTTTGTTAAGGAGGTAATGATACACACCACTACCATCTACCACCGCAAGGCTGTAGCTGTACAAAAAGTCACTTGGGGAAGACAAGTAGTTATTACTTGCTGTCACCGTGCCTGTCACGTTTTTACGCAGCGCAGGTATCTGCACTGTGTTGTATATCTTCTGTTCAGCCTGCTGTGTGAACATAGCGAGCTGGTCATCTGTAAACGAGTTTTCACAAATGTCTTCGATGTTGGTTTTCAGCTCGGTATAGTTCATAGCTTATGCCATTGGCCCCCGTGCATACAAACCTTTGGTCGCTGCGCCTGTGCCGCGTACCTTGATCTTACCACCTTTAGCGTATCCTTTTTTGGTCATACCGCCTTTTTTAAAACCCATTTGTGCAACGACATCAGGTCTTTCTTTCTTTAAAGCTGCTAAACCTTTGTTTAGTTTCTTAGCCATTATTCATCTCCTATGTTATACTTACGGTAACTTGGCCGACATAGCCAACACCTATTAAATCATTAGGGGTAAGTCCAAACGGATCATCCCCTCCACCTACGGGGTTCCAACCCCACTGGATACCACGACTACTTGTATCCCCAGATGCCCCTAAACTCTGATCGGGGCGTGGGTTGCGTATAGCCTGTGGGTCATCAACAGGAAACTCACCCAACTTTAACTGTGGGTGATCTGGACTCCAACATTCAGGACAAGCCTTTATATTCGTATCTCGGCCTTTCACAAATAGGTTCTTTAGCTCCCGCAACTTATACTGGAACCCGCATACATCGCAGAGCGCTAACGCTTTCTTTGCTGATGCAAACCTAGTCGTCATTAAGCAATCCTACCTATTCTGGGCACAAATCGTGCCGCTGTTTTCTCTCGGTCCTCGCCCGCAGCCATCTCGAACTGTTCGTCATACACAGACTTTAACATTGGTATGCGGTCAACCAACTCTGGAACCTTCATAGCAATGTGATAAGCTAACCCAGCAACAAGGCATGGAAAGAAACGGAAGTTCATATCTGCTGTCTGTACCCCAGACCCAGCATCCTGAATACGACGCATACGCCAGTAGTATAGCACGTAATTGTTGTTATCAGGCACAGGCCACACATTTACCTTCGGTGCATCGCGTAAACGTTCTACGTAAAGCTGTATTGGGCGTCCTTGTGTTAACTTGTTAGGTATAGATGCGTAGGTGCTTACACTGATCCTGCTTATAGTAAGATCAGATTGTGTAGCGGCGTTGCCGCTGTTGGTGCGTATTTGATGTTCTAGCAGGTCAATAGTATCCGCTGGCAGCGCATACTGTGTAGTACCTTTGACTAGGTTTACTGTGCCAGAATCTATTGTCCACATATTGATGCCGCGGTTTTGCCACTCAATCGTCATCAGGTTCATAGAGCGACGAGCGGTTCGTAAATCGTAACCTGAACGCATTTCACGGCCCGCACGTTCCCATGCTTCCTCCGCTATCTCGGTGAAGTCCATATCGAACGCTGTGGTGCCTGATGTAGTCATTTCTTACGCCTCTTCAAAGGAGCTACGCGTTTAGGCTTACCCGCTGGTTGTCCTAAACGCTTTTTCTGCGCTATACGCTTACTCTTCTCAGTCTTAGTCATTTCCCCGCTAGTTTTTGGAGTTTTGCTAGAAACTCGTTTAGATGGTCTACAGTACGGAGTACCACGACTTTCACCTTCTTTACGGCCACACGGCTTGCCTGTCTTAACATCTTTCCAGTCTTCCTTAAACCAGCGCTTTAGTGCAGCGCCTTTTGCGGTTTTACGAACAGCCATTACTTGCCCGCCTTTTTCTTTCTACATTTTGCGATAGCCCCACTCGCATACGCGCTCGGGAACACCTTATAACTTGCCTTTACCTTATGGTAACATGCGTCCTTAACAGTGCCACCCTTCTTGTAACCTTTGCTACATTTGGAGCAGCCGCAACCATCGGATTTGTAATACCTACGCATAGCTACCTCATTTTACAGGCTTTGCCACCACGGGCCAAACCATAACCACGAATTTTGCCACCAGCCTTCAACTTCTTTTTTGGCGGCATGCGCATACCCCCCGGACGTTGTGTAAGATCAAGCATAGCTCCGCCACCGCCGCCACGCCCGTATACGCCTTTGCGAACTTGGGCTTCCTGTTTAACCTTATCCGCATCAGGATTTAACTTCCGTTGAAACTCTAAATCCTTCTTAAAGGCGCGGTCTTTCATACGCTTTATTTCGTCATCAAAGTCCATGAGCTACCTCATTTTAGCTGGACGCACACCCTTACGAGCGATGCCTGCGCCGCGAACCTTACCACCTTTTTTGTAGCCTTTCTTCATCATACCGCCTTTGGCATAGCCTTTTTTCTTCATCATGCCACCTGCTTTCATCTTTTCAGGCTTAGTGGTTAGCCCAGTACCGTCAGCACGGGGTTGCAGAAGAGATTTTGTAGTCATTGCGTTGCCATCCCGCGTAGGTTTTAGGATCGACTTAGCAGCTTTACCTGCCGCTGCGCCCGCACCGCTTACTCCCGGTACACCTAATAGACCAGACTTTGCAGCGCTTGCTAGCGCACCTGTAGCTTTAGATGGGCTAACTGTAGCTTTTGAAGGGGGCTTTTTCTTTGGATTCTTACCAGAATCAATGGCGGCGTTTATCTCCGCTTTAGTCTTACCACCTAAAAGCTCTTCTGTTTTAATATCACCCTTGCGGCGTCCATCCATAGCATTAGGGCGTTTAGGGGGCCGCTTTGATCCCGGTTGAGCTGGTTTAGCTTTAGGGCGTGTGGGGGAAGAAGACTCCATCATATTCGTGGTGCCCTCTTCGCTAATCCGATCCATAGCGGCATTACCACGTTCAACAGCGCGTTCATCAGGGCTAACCATAGTACCAGCTTGGTACTTTTTCATTTTGCCGCCTTTTTTATAGCCTTTACTCTTCATTTTCATCATCAGCGTCCTTGTATAAGTTGTTAAACACTCGGCCCGTATCCCAAACGTAATCCACGTCTTCTTTAGAACCGTATGAATGTTGATTTGGTTTGAAGTCTGGAGCGCCTTGGCCCGTTTCAAACCACGCAGGGTGCGTAACACGGACCCGATTATTTGGTAAGGCTACTATGTTGCCTGTGTACTCTCCAGCGTCTAACAATTCAAGCACATGGCTTTGTTTGTGCTGCGCTGGATCATCAGCCACCTCACTATCAGTATAATCAACAGTAAAATAATACTTGGCGGGGTAAAATTCGCCATCTACTTTGGCTATCCACGGTGCAGGAGAAGCACGCTCTATCTTATACACACTATGCGTGTGCGACATACAATCCCACGGTTGTGCCAAGTATGGTGGTAATTCAGCAGGCCATTCTTCTAGCGGTGTATCAGCGACCAATGCCGTAAGTGGCATACGCGCCCACATAGCTCCGCCATGAACGTTGGGTTCATCTGTGTCGTCGGACTCGCACCCAGTAAATATTACCTGAAAGCTCAAAGTCCGATTTGGCATTGTGGTTACTGCAACGACCATAGCGTGTAAAAATTCTCCGTGGTAGCCTTCTAAGTTTTTCGTATACTCCCTGCGCACCCATGCTTTAAAGTATGGAATACTACTTGTTAGATATGGCATTAAGTTCCTTCTTACGTTTTTTTGCAACCTTCTTCTTCCGTTTCTGAGAAACTTTGGAGGGAGGCGATTGTATTTGTTTACCCATCTGGGCACGACTGATAGCCATCTAACAATTCCACTTCCGCAAACTCTTATTAATACGGCTGTCAGGATCGTTGGCTGTCTTTGCGCTTGTGTTGCGCTTCTTCATACCCTTCATACGTGCACAGAAAGACTTTCGCCGATTGGCAGCTTTAGAGCCTTTTTTGAGCTTGCTGGGCTTTGTGGTAACAGCGGTCTTTAACTTACTACCGGGATTAGCTTTCCGATAGCTAGCAACACCTTTGGC